GCATAACGAAACAAAAGTCGAGATAAAGATATACGCTCTCAGCAACAAGGGACTGCATAACCTGCTCAATATCCAACGAGAGGTAATGGTAAACTCCGAGGATAGTGTCATCGAGTACTCGAGACTATTTCTCTATGCCGAAGGGTGTGCCATAGTCTTCGCCACTGGCTCGGCATACTGGATAACGGAGAATCCTCGCCATGTTGAGCGACTTAAGGAGCGGTTTGATACCGTCTACTATCAGGTCGATGGCAACGAGTATAAGGCAGATCGTATAGACCGAGAGAAGTTAGCCGCACTGAAACACTACTTCGATAATTGTTACGATGCCGTAAACGATTCGTTCACCGTAGAGCCTATTCTTATAGCAGATAGTTACTACATAGACCGTGATGATGCTAAGTCGAAGATCGTACTTAACAAGATTGCTACGGGTGCAGCCCACGAGCAGAGCGAGGAGCAATACCTCAAAAGTGTAGATGAGCATTACGATACTCTGCAACCGCTATTTTCGGAGAAGTGGGACTTTGACAGACTCTTTGAGAGGATGTGCCGACATACGGTAGATATTGCGGAGCGTGCCGATGCAGCCTTTGAGACGGGTAAGATGTTTATGCCCGAATATATGATGCGCCCCGAGGAGCAGGAACGCTATGGCGATAGACGCACGATGTTTCTTCGCCTGCTCGATGAGGGACTCGCGGAGAAGATTCCGGAAGCGAAGCAACAAATCTACCGTGAACGATTAGATGAGGAGGTATATATCATTGAATCGACTGACAATGTGGATTACTTCCTTGTGCAGTGGGATATGGTGCGTGAGGCAAAACGCCGAGGCATTGCAACGGGTATCGGTCGTGGCTCGGCAGGAGGCTCGCTTGTATCGTACCTGCTGGGTATTACCTCTATCGACCCGATAAAGTATGACCTAATCTTCTCCCGCTTCCTTGTCCCGGAGCGATGCGGACTTAGTTGGAAGGATAAACTGACGGCTCTTGCTCCGGATATACCCGTACAACGGGGTATGGAGTACATAGAGGTTGAGATTGAAAATACGATATACATGCTGTATTCCGAAGCCAAACTACGCATCGTGCGTGATGGCAAGGAGATGACTATTACAGCCGATAAATTGAGTTGTGGCGATGACATCCTATTAGACCGCCGAGATTGCTTGTGGAACTTAAAGGAGATAGCCAATGAACAACTACATTCATCATAGCCCCTATAACGGCTGCGACATCTACCAAGGCGACGCCCTCGATGTGCTTCCTATGCTTGCCGAGCAAGGCGTCAAGGCAGATATGATACTCACAGACCCACCTTACGGCACTACTCACTGCCGTTGGGATTCGCCCATAGATATAACAAAGATGTGGCAGGTGCTTCGTGGCGTTTCTATGCCTACGACTCCCATTCTGCTCTTTTGTCAGCAACCATTTACCAGCGTGCTTGGAGCCTCAAACCTCAAGCAGCTACGCTACTCGTGGGTATGGGAGAAGACACAGCCCACGGGCTTTCTCAATGCTAAGCGTATGCCGATGAAGGCACACGAAGATATACTCGTATTCTACGACAGGCTGCCGACATATAAACCAATAAAGACCGATGGTCATAAACGCAAGGTCGTTATGGCTGCGCACCAGCGTAAGTGTAACGCCGGAGAGATATATCATAAGCACGACAACTATCGGGACTATATCTCCACAGAGCGCTATCCACGCAGTGTTATCAAGTTCAAGACCGACAAGCAGACATCGTGCTTGCACGCAGCACAGAAGCCTGTGGCATTGCTTGAGTACCTAATCCGTACCTACACCAATGAGGGCGATTTGGTGATTGACTTTGCTATGGGCAGTGGCAGTACCGCCATTGCCTGCCGAAATACAGGACGCCGATTTATCGGAATAGAGATTCAAAGAGACATATTTCAAACCGCACTAAAGCGAATAACAGATGAGTGATACCCAGGAGATCTGGGTGGACATTGAAAACTATGAAGGGTGTTATCAAGTCAGTAACAAAGGTCGTATCAAGAGCCTCGAAAGGGAGGTTACTTCGGGCGGCATTACACGCACGCAGTCCGAGCGCATACTTACGCATTGGTGTGGCAAGACATCGCTCTATGATTGCGTGAGATTATACAAGAACGGCATCGGAGAGAAGTTCTCCGTGCACCGCATTGTGGCAGCACATTTCCTCGATGATTGGGACCCCGAATTGGAGGTTAACCATATCGACGGCAATCGCTACAACAATGCTGTGGAGAACCTTGAGATGTGCACCCACCAGCGCAATATGGAGCACGCCATAGCCAATGACCTCAAAAACGACTATGGCGAGAAGAGCCGTAATGCAAAACTAACCAACGCACAGGCAGAACGAATACGCGAACGCTACTATGCAGGTGGCGTAACGCAGTTGGAATTGGCAATCGAGTATGGTGTATCGCACCAGACCGTGAGCTGCATTGTGCGGCATAAAAAGTATTTCAGATGATAGTAACAAGAGTAAAACGAAGACGAGCAACAGCCCCGATGAAGGTGATTGACTCGTTTGTGGATAAGGGGCTTGTCGAGGGTGGGTACGCCTCGCTCCCTGATATCGATGTCGATTATGCATCGGACCGCCGTCAGGAGATGAAGGACTACCTCGAACAGCGATACAATGTTGGTGGTCGTCAGCGTGTGTTCTCGGCAGGAACATTCACTACGCTAAAACTCAAAGCTGCTCTTAAAGATGTGGCGCGAGTACACCGTGTACCGCACGGCACGGTAAACTACATAACGGCGATGCTTGATGATGGTGCCGACTGGACGGGGCTTTTCAAGATAGCCGTTACCAATCGTAAGGTCTACGACTTTATACAGACCTATCCCGAAGTGATTGAGGATGTGCGAGTATTGCTCGGTCAACCAAAGGCGGCATCTGTGCACGCCTCGGCAATCATCGTTACCCCTGAAAAACGCGATGGCAAGGAGGCAGATTGTTTTGACTTCCTGCCCATACGCAAGATGGACGGAGCGTTGGTATCGGAGTTTGATGGATACTCTGTCGATGAGATTGGATTGCTTAAAGAGGATGTGCTGGCAACAAAGGAGTTGGCAAAACTCAGTGCCACCATAAACCTTGTAAATGAGCATTACAACCAGCAACTGACCATAGAGAAGATAACAAGCGAGATGCTCGATGATGAGAAGACCTATCGGATACTTTCCGAGGGCAATACGCAGAATGTCTTTCAGTTCTCCTCGCCGGGCATCACACGCTTCATTCAGGATGTACAGCCCAACTGCATCGAGGATCTGATTGCCATAAATGCTCTCTTCCGTCCTGCGACACTCGACATCGGAGCAACCGATGACTATGTCCGCTACCGCCGAGGCGATGTGGCTCCGGTCTATAACTTCGGCTGCTATGAGGCAACGAAGAATACCTACGGCATTATGGTCTATCAGGAGCAGTTTATGTCGGTGGCTCATACGCTCGGCGGCTTTGACCTCGGCAAAACTGACTACCTGCGTAAGGCTATCGGTAAGAAGAAAGCCGACCTTATGGCCTCACTCAAAAACGACTTCATCGCAGGTGCAATTAAGAACGGTTGTCCGCCTTATGAAGCCGAAGAGATATGGGGCAAGATAGAGACTGCAGGTAAATACTCCTTCAATCGCTCACACGCCGCAGCATATGCTCTTACAGCCTTCTGCGGAGCGTGGTTAAAAGCGAACTATCCGACAGCATTCTATACCGTGGCATTGCAGTGGGCAGATGATAAGGAGATGCCGGCACTTATGTCGGAGATGGAGCGATGCTCTGTGGCGAAGATTGTGCCGCCCGATATCAATCACTCTACGGTAGAGTTCTACACGGATTACAGGACGAATGAGATTTATTGGTCGCTCAACCGCATCAAGTTCTTGGGAACGAAGGCAGCTGCATATATCGTTACTGTGCGTTCAAGAGGCAGATTTACGAGTATCGAGGACTTTATTGAGCGAGTCTTCCGCCATAAACTGCGTAGCAAAGACTTCAAACACTGGGACGAGGTAAATCCGATGGTCGAGAATGGTCGTGTGCCTGTTAATACTCGCCACCTGAAGAATATGATCTTGGCGGGCTGCTTTGATAAGATTGAGAATGTACAGGCCGTAACAGAACGATACGCTATACTTAAACGAGCAGCACTCAAATTGGGCTTCAATCTGCGTGAGAGCGATGCTCCCGAGGAGTTGCGAGATAAACATTACTTCTGGTCGCAACAGCAGATTGCCGTTTCCAGCATAGGCTCCATTGACTATCGTCGTATCTTCTCCAACTCACCAGACAGAGCGAAGGTTAAGGGTAAGGCCGCCTACATTTCTCTCACTGATGTTATGCGAGATGAGAACGATGGTCGCAAGGCTGCCGTGTGTGCCACGGTGTCAGAGTATTCGGAGCATAGTTACACAGATAGGGAGACCGGGCAACGCAAGCGCTTTGCGAAGTTGATACTATCGCAGAACAATCAGACTGCAGAGTGCACGCTCTGGGATGAGTTCTATCGTGCCCACAAGGAGGAACTGCAACATATCAAGGGCAAGATAATCATCCTTACAGCAGTTATTCGTTACAGCGACTACACAGCTTCTAACGCTCTGCAATCATATCGTAACTCACTTTTATTCATTCAGTAATATGGTACCAAAGACAGACCCCAAAGTATATGTAGGCATCGGACTCGACTTCGAGACAGGAGGTCTTGATCCACAGACCTGTGCCTGCACACAGATAGCAGTACAAGCGGTACGACTCGACACTTGGCAGGTGACTGACCAGTATCAGGCTTACATACTACCTTACAACAAGCAGTCAGCAGGATTACCCACCAAAAAGATACTCCGCACCCGCAGCGAGATAGCCCGGGAGGATAACACTCTTATGCTCTACGAGAAAAAGGCATTGGACTACTCGGCAATAACGATGGATATGCTCAAACAGCAGGGCGTAGATATTATCAAAGTGGCAAATGATATTATTGCTTTTGCCAAGCGTAATACCGCATCGGTTGGTAAGCAATGCAAACCCTTTCTTATCGGACAGAATATTCAGTTTGACATCGGCTTCTTGCAACAGATGATGAACTACACAGGGCTTATGGAAGAGTTTGAGAAGACCTTTGCGGGAACAAAGGACTACTACGGACACTTCCAACCTCACTACATCGATACGATTCTTATTGGTCGATTGGCTTTCGCAGCTGACAAGGAGATAACATCGTACAAGTTGGAGATTGTAGCCTCGCAATTAGGCGTAGACCTTGATGATGCTCACGATGCAGCAGCCGATGTAACAGCAACCCTCGATGTGCTCGGCGTCTACACCTCACGCCTAAGAAACAACGAGGGAGCGACAATGACAGCTGGACAACGAGATAAAACGCGAAAACATTTCAAGATATGACACAGGAAAACAGACTCCCGGAGGAAGTGCCCGAGACCATCACATTCCGAACTGCGGACCGAATGATGTATGGAGCATTAGGGTACGACGGCAATGAACTGATGGCTGTGATTTCGGGCTACGACCTCGAAATCAAGTTCAATATGCGACTCATCAACTCGCTGGCCGATGCCGAGGCGTGCGCCAATGCTCTGGCCGATGTCTTCTATGAGGCACTGATGGATCAATTAATTCGAGAAAATAAACCTTTTGCTAAACCTCCCGAAGCAAAAACACCTACTCTTAAATAAAAGAGAAATAGATATGTCGGAACTAAATGATAACATACAGAATAACCCTGAGGAGAAGCCCCTCACCGAGCAGGAGTTGCAGTTCTGCGAACTCTATGTAAACGGAGGATTGGAGTATGCCGGGCGACTGGGTAAATGCTATAAAGAGGCATTTGGAGAGAATGCGGCAAAAAATCCTTACTCGGCAGCCAACTACTTGATGCATAAGCCCCATGTATTGGCTTATATCAAGAAGCTTCTGTCATCAGACCGCTTCGAGATGGAGACTATGGCAGTGAAACTTCAAGTAGCAGAAACGCTTAAAGCCGTGATGGATGAGACAGCATCCTCGGACTATACAGACCGCTTTGGCGTGCCTCTTTCACCGGCTCCGCTTCGTGCTGTTTCGGTCAATGCAGCAAAGGCTCTGATGGATATTTTCCCCATCAAGCACAGGGAGGAGAACAGACTGCGTATCGAGGGTGCTGACGGCAATGTGATATTCAATGTGATTGTACCGACTAACCCTCCGAAAGATGAGCAAAAAGAGGAAGAGTAAAAGCAAAGTAACCCGAAAGGATATTGCGTGGTGGACCTACTTCGTAATAATGATAGCACTTGTCATCTTCGGGTTTTGGAATAGCGAGGCGGCAGAAGCACTGCTCCGAGCAATTAGAGAAGCATTTTCACTACTAATGGAATAAACAATGGAACAGCTCAAAGAATTTATACTGAAGCACTTTAAGGTCATTACCGTAGTGCTCACTTTCGTACTTACGATGTACATCCAGCACCTGAACAACACCCGCCAGATTGAAGAGTTACTCAACAAATGCGAAGTGCTCGACACGAAGATTAAGGATCAGTACGAACGCATCGATGCCATCAAACTCGACAAGGCAGTTTTTGAGGCTACCATCACCCAGTTTGCCTCTATACAGAACGACCTGCACGAGATTCGTGAAGACCTTCGTGCGCTCTTGGAACACAACGCAGTATGTGGTAAATAGCAATGGTTAATAACGCACATATTACAGTAATTACTTCCAAGGAACTCACTGCGATGAGGCTCGATGACCTTGTTGGTTGTCGTGGCCTCGTCGTGGAGGTTCTCACAGAAGATCGCACGAGGAATCGTGGCGCATTAGTGCTACTCGAAGAGCCTTACTTAGGCGAGTATCTATGGTTTATTCCCGAAAATTCTATAAGTTATGAGTAAGTTTTCACAAATCCTATTGGCAATAATCCTCCTGCTTGGAGGTGTTGTCTTCATTCAGTACAAACACTCCGCCCGCCTTTCCGATGAGCGTGACCGTTACAAACAGAATAACACTGCTCTGCTCTCTGATATCGAGCGAATTAAGGTGGACTCGACTACGATGGCTGTCGATGCAAAGGCTCTTCGCCTGACCATTGATGAGTACGAGCGTTTCCGTGCTGCTGATGCAGAGAAAATCCGTCAGATGGGAGTCAAAATCAAAGACCTTCAAGCGGCTGCAAAACATCAGTTGGAGGTGGCTGCACCCATCAATGCAGTAATCCGAGATACTGTATTTATTCGAGATACAGTGCCTGTGATTCAGCAGAAGGTCGAGATGGTATCGCCACATATCCAGCTTGACGCAGTTATTGATAACGATAGCCTCAAAGGAGATATTCGATTGCCCGTTACTCTACAGCAGACCGTATGGGTTGAATACAAGCGTAAATGTCTCTTTTGGAAGAAGGTTAAGGCAATCCACCAGACCATATCAAGCGACAATCCTTATGTCGATATCAAATACTCCGAATACATACAAATAGACAAGAAATAACCGAAGCCTTCATTCACTGCGAATGGAGGCTTTTATTTTTTAGTATTAACATTAATAATTTAAAAACATGGCAAGTATTAAACTTAAATTTAGACCTTCTACGGTCTCGGGAGAACCTGGTGTACTGTATTATCGCATCATTCAAAATCGCATTGCGAGGCAAATTACTACCAAGTATCGAATTTATGCAGAGGAATGGAATGGGCAACATCTAAAAGTTGATATTCCCGGCATCCTACGTTCTCGTTCTAGGTTTCTAAAAAAAATACAAATGACAATAGACAACGATTTGAGACAATTACACAAAATTATTAGTTCTTTTGAACAGAATCATGATGCATATACTGCCGAGGATGTAATAGCGAAATTTGTAACGAATACTCCTGAGAATTATCTTTTCTCATTTATGGAGGAGGCCATTACTAATTTGAAAGCACTAGGCAGAGTACGTACCTCGGAAACATATGCTGCGACCCTTTGTAGTTTCAGACGCTTCCAAAAGGATATAGATGTGACCTTTGACGATATTGATTCTGATATGATGATAGCATACGAAGCATATTTAAAGAATAATGGAGTGAGACCCAACTCTACCTCATTCTATATGCGTAATCTTCGGGCTGTATATAATAGGGCTGTTGAAAAAGGACTTACCTCACAAAGTTTCCCTTTTAAACATGTCTATACGGGAGTGGATAAAACTGTCAAACGAGCAGTGCCCTTGAATGTTATCAAGAAAATCAAGGAGATGGACTTCTCCATGAATCCGATTTTTGATTTTGCCCGAGATATGTTCTTGTTGAGCTTTTATACTCGAGGTATGTCATTCGTGGATATGGCGTACCTACGAAAAAAGGATTTACAGAAAGGTGTACTATCCTATCGCAGACGCAAGACGGGGCAACAACTCTTCATCAAATGGGAGAAATGTATGCAGGAGATTGTGGATAAATACGATACTTCACAATCCAACTACCTTTTGCCTATCATCAAGCCTTTTAGCGATATCGACGAACGCAAGCAATATATCTATGCTGCCCACAATATCAACCGTTGTCTGAAAATCATTGGTAAGGAGTTGGGATTATCCGTTGCACTAACCTTGTATGTTGCCCGACACGCTTGGGCGAGTATTGCCAAGAGCAAGAATGTTCCCCTCTCGGTAATCAGTGAAGGTATGGGACACGACTCAGAAACCACCACACGCATCTACCTTGCATCATTGGACACCGTTGCAATCGACAGGGCAAACAGCATGATATTGAAATCTCTATAAGTGTTGGATTGTTGAGCAAACGAAAGGTCTCTTTGCAAGAGAGAGTTGTGCGGTGTATACCTATTGATTACGAGTCGGTTGTCAAAATTGGTGCAATGTAATTTGCTCAACAACCCATGTTGCCACTAAACAAAATCAAAACTATGTGTAATATTTTTTAGCCTAAATTGGTGCTATTTGCCGAAAATAGTGTAAATTTGCACAGCTAATAATCTCTCTTGCAAAGAGAAATTATAGTAAAATACAATGCAAATAGTTGTTAAACAGATAAATATAAGTTGGTATGACATTTACAATCATGTCTTATGTGGCAATAATTTGTACAATTATCCACCTCTGGAAACTTCGTCCATTTTCTAATGGAGTTTGCGTAGCTATTACAATCGGATTACTTCTGTTTGGTTGGATTGGTCTGATTATATACTGGGTGTATTTCCTCATTAAGAGACCAGATAGAATATCGGTTGTTCAGATTGAAGATTCAACGCAGCAACCATCTACCACAGATAATGCAGTCTCAGAAGTTATTGACTCCAACATAGAAACGCAATCTATTGAGGATGATTTCCAACGGATGAGGGTTTTATTCAACAAGGCAATGAGTGGAGTAAATGGAACTGCACTGTCAAAGGCATACTCAAAAATGATGGAACTGTTCACTATTAAAGCAAATGGGGATTGCAAAGGTGCAGGACTTTCGGGATTGATGTGGGCTGATGAGAGAGCCAAGAAGATTGCAAAAATGGATGAAAGTGTAGTTTTTCCAGCCTTGAGTCATGATAAGGAATTATATGAAGCTTGGTGGATGACTTTCTATCAAGATGCTGAACAGACTATCAATGAGAGTGCGAATAGTAATGTCCGTGCATATATGAATGCTGTGGTTGCAGATGTAGAACTTGGTGATGAGGTTTTGACCAAATCTGGAGTGCTTGAAGCAATCCTTAATCCAGAAGAGTATGCTGGTTATGATGAAAAATCCACTTATTATGAGAGTGTCTATTTGACAGCTCCCGATGGTAGTCAATATGAGACATACATGGATGTCAAAGTATTGAAAGAGGGTAAGAAAATAAAAGTCAGGACATCTGAACATAGCATCAATGTCAAAGTAAAGACAAAAGGAGATAATATTCGTTATGAGATTTGCGGAGCATATCAATATTTCCCTTATGGTCTGAGTATGGATCCAATGATTAAGTATGCAGAAATGATTATGGCTGCAGCTACTCTTCATATCTTAGACAAAAAGCAGATTGATAATGCCTCAATGGAGAAATACGCATTGCCAAGCCTGTCTAAACTCAATTAAGAATGCAATGATAAAGAAATTACTAATTGTTCTCGCCTTTCTCATTTTGCCGCTATGTGTGTTAGCGACAGATTATTATAGTGTGACTGCAGATGTGCTAAATGTCCGCAAGCAGCCCTCTAGAAGTGGTGATGTTGTTGGAGTTGTTAGGAGAGGCGATATAGTAGAGGTATATGCGAATAATTATGATGGATGGAGAAAGATTTCCACCTCATCAGTATCTGGATATGTAAGTTCCAAATATTTGAAATATAGCCATTCAACGGATGTAGGGAATGGTCAAGACATGGATATAAGGCCTAAACTAACCTTTAAGAAGATCATTGGCAAAATACTCGGATGGCTTATTCCGATACTATTGATTATATTAAGTTTTGCAGGTGGTGATAGAAGTGTATGGTATGATGTGTTTGAAGATGGTACTATCGTCAAAAGGCGTTCAAAGGATGATGGCGGATGTGCCTTGTTCTTTATCGGACTGATATGGCTAGGTATAAAAATTTATAATCTCTTCTAGCTATGATACAAAATTTATCTGATGCAAAGCGACTAGTTGTTGATATGTATAATAGTATTCTTGAAAGTTTAGAACGCAAGGATACAGAAGTTAGACGTCAAACAATTGATTTATTACGAGACTTATTTGAAGCAGATAATTATAGAGTCACAGATAAATTTACAGATGAAATTCATTTTGAGTCGAAACAGTCGTTTCCTGATGCTACTTGGAAGCGTCATCATGATATAACACTAGTAATGGAATTCTCGTGGCGTTATTATGATGAAGATGGGTGGAATATTTGGGTATGGATTAAGCGATGGGAGTCGTATAATACGGATGAAGGGCACTATTTTGCTCACCGATGTTTCAGTATTGAATGGAACGTTTCTCAGAAAAAGTGTAGACGCATACGAAGAGAATTTAATGAAAGTACTTTTACCCCAATAAGATGATGATAATAAAACATAGTATAAATTATGGGATTTTTGGGTTGGATTATAATACTGGCTGTAATAGCCATTATATGCAGAGTATTGCGTTCATTTTGGGAAGCGGTCGATTGGATTGCATACCTATTAGTTCTTATTTTATTTATTGGTATATGGGTATCTGAAGGTTTCTGGTCGGCACTGCTCGCTGGATTTTTAGGTTGCCTTGCAATTACACTTCTTTTTGGAATTGGAGGCGGTACTGAAGTTAGAAAGTTTGGACACAAATATACTCTGACATGCGAAAAGTGCGGATATGACAATCTAGCGATAACAGAACATACAGACCTCGGTGTTGTAACGCGTTGCAAAAGATGTGGCCAGATATGTCATCACACTCTTAATCATTAATAATTAAGAAGAGCCATAAATGAGGGTCTGCATAATAAATCTTTTCTGCTGTGAAGAATGAACAAAAGAATATCACTCTGAACGAGGTAAAGGTTTAATTGGATTACTAGTATTTGTCGGCTCAATTTTGTATGCTATTCAGAAAAAAGTAGATAAATATAATAATTTAACGAATGGAGAAACCCGAAAATCCAATTTAACAGAGTAGGGATTACTTTTTTATTTTAATGTTATGAAGATCGTTAAAGTGAAGAAGGCTCATGCTAAAGCAGCAGGTTGCTGCGATTGCTTTGGTGGTGGTTGTCGTTGTAACAACTAATTTGGGCGGTGGGGGTGCATTGCAAGTGTAGTGTACCCCCATTAAAAAACAGAATAATTGTCATGAAATACCAAGATAAGGAAATATTTGCAATACAGATAGGTCAAAATTTCGGCTTAAAGGCATGTGATGATATATTTATATTATATGCTCCACTTAGCGGACATATATCGCTAATAAGTGGAGAAGACGAGCTTCTTATCCGTAATCATATTGAGAAACTAACTCCTATAAACGAAGAGTTGCAAGAGATTGTGGATGAAATACTCGTTACGCCAAATTTTACACCACATAATCACGACATATCAAAGACAACGAAAATGTCGTTACTTCCCAATTTGGTGTGTAATTTTAATTGTTCATATTGCTATTCTGCTAAGGGTCGCAGTTCAACTATATTGCCCTGGGAGAAGGCTAAAGTAGCGCTCGACTATTTCATCAATCCAACTCGCATAGAGCCGCAACATTTATCCCTTTTCATTTCTGGTGGAGGTGAACCGCTAATCTCTTGGGATATAACAAAGAAGTGTATAGAATATGCATTGGAACGTTGTCAGACATTCGGATATACAATACACATATCAGTGGTTACAAATGGCTCGCTAATAACCACTGAAATTGCTGATTTTTTAGCACAACATAATTGCTCTGTATGTGTGTCATTTGAGGTGCTTCAATCACTACAAAACTTGCAAAGAAAGAATTTTGATATTGTAAATCGGAGTATACATCTTTTGGGCGATAAGGGAGTGCGTGTTATGCTCAATTCTACAATAACGCCAACGAGCGTAGCGTACATGGAGAATATGGTCAATGCGGTTGCTGAGAGTTATCCAAATATTGCTCAATACACGATGGAGCCTGTAACGAGTGTGGATTTGTTTGCTTCAAGGGAAGAGTTAAATGACTTCTACAGCCAATTTTACATCAATTATATCAAATCAAAAGAGGTCGCTAAACGCCGAAATGTGCCTCTACGATTCACTTACGACGATGCTTTGCGCGAAATAACAATCCGACATTGTCCTGGCAAGTTTTGTATAACACCTCAAGGAACAATCTCAGCATGCCATCTTGTATCATCACCAAAGGAGGAGCGATATGCAGAGTGTATTTATGGTGAAATAGCAGATGGCGAAGTAAAAATTGATAAAGAGAGGTTTGACAAATTATACTCTATTAATCTATTCCATTATGAGAGGTGTCACGACTGTTTTGCTAAGTTTAGTTGTGGTGGGGAGTGTATGACTCGAAATGCAATATATCCAGCAGAATTTATGGAGGAGGTGTGCAAGTTTAATCGTCGATTTATACTACACCAACTTGTTGAAAGAATTGAGGAGAGTATCCAAGAAGCGTATGGTTTAACACTTGAAGAGTATGTCAAAGAGTATAGATAGTATATTAGCACAGAAGTCGCTGTTTGAAATATCACTCAATGGTGGTTATGCGTTACTATACGCTCCCCTTGCTGATAGTATACTGCTGTTGAATGAAGAGGAGATGATAAGAGTGAAGCGAGCAGTAGAAGCGCCAGATACAGCAGACGAAGAGTCGCTGTCTATTGTTGATGCATTGTGCGATGTTGTTCCTTTGGAACAACGTAGTAATCAAATTCGTAATGAATGTGATTTTATAAATCTCTCCATTTTACCCAATAATATTTGCAATTTTTCGTGTGCCTATTGCTACTCGGCAAAAGGACGCTCAAAACAGCAACTATCATTGGAGGATGCAAAACGAACTGTAGATTATTTCTTTAGTCCACAACGCAATCAATCGCCACAGCTTACAGTCTCTATATTCGGGGGCGGAGAACCTCTTCTTTCGTGGAATAAAGTTGTATATCCTACAATTGAGTATATACAACAGCAAGCAAAAAAATATTCGAGGAAGGTGGTTATAACATTGATAACCAATGGTTCACTGATACCAACTGATTTTTTAGGTATTTGTGAAAAATATCAAATAGATCTTGTCTGCTCATTTGAGATATTAGAAGATGTGCAAAATAGTCAACGTTGTCACTTTGAGTTGGTTTCGTCAAACATAAGAACTATGATTGATAATGGTGTGGTACCTGCAATCAATTCTGTAATAACAAACCTTAATGTAGCACGACAAAGCGAAATGATAGAGTCACTTCATTCTCGCTATCCTGAGATAAAATATGTGGCATTTGAGCCTGTAATATCACCATCAATAGAGGATAGTAGTGCCTTTTATCGCACATTTACCGAAGAATTTATTGCGGCAGAGCAGATTGCTTTGCAGTATGGAATAAGATTAACCTGTTCAGCACTACGCAATGTGGATGTTACGGTTGATAGGTATTGTCCTGGTGAATTTGCATTATGTGCAAATGGTGAAATTTCTATATGTCCCTGTGTTTCTTCTCCTCAAGAAAACAATTATGAAAAGTACATTTATGGACAAGTTGACAAAAGTGGAGTTTATATCGACAGGGATAAATTACAGCAACTACTTAGTCTCAATTTGTATAGTCAAACATGGTGCAACGAGTGCTATGCTAAATGGAATTGCGGAGGAGGTTGCACAAACAATACTATAAATAATGGAGGCAAACAGGATGTATCATATTGTCAATTTGTAAGACGCTTCCTAAAATACACACTTCTCAAAAGATTAGAGAAAATTTACATTGAAGAATACAACGAAAACATACAAGATAAAATAGGTAATTATGAATACATTATCACAGAATAACATATACAAATTATCGTTGGCAGAGGAACTTGGCCGGAATGATCTCTATATGCTCTATGCTCCAGTTGCAGGAAACATGTTAATTGCATCGGCAGAAGAATGTTCCCAAATAGAAGAAGCCATATCCCAAAGTCCGCAAAGTCCGGAAATGCAGGAGATTGTTCACTCTCTGACGGTTGGGGAGCCAGCAAGCCAGCGTGATAGTAAAGTAAATAATGTAGATGAGTTCTTGCTAATGTATGTTCTGCCAAACTATATCTGCAACTTTTCGTGCTCGTACTGCTTCTCGGCAAAAGGGCGTTCGAATAAAGCATTGAAGAAAGAGCACCTCAAAGCAGCATTAGATTACTTTATAGATTCAAAGCGTGTTGTATCGCCCAAGTTAGCTATTTCATATCTTGGAGGTGGAGAACCAACAATATCTTGGGATATCGTAAAATTTGGATTGGAGTATGGAGCCCAACGAGCCAAAGAGCATGGTATAGAACTTATGACAACAATAGTAACAAATGGTTCCCGCATAACTGACGAAATGGTAGAAACCTTTAGTCAGTATAATGTTATGGTGCGAGTATCATTTGAAATTCTTGAAGATATACAAAACAAACAACGTGGACAGTATGTAAATGTCTGTCAAGGTCTGGATAGGTTGGCAACTTGTGCTACTCCTGCAATGGTGAGAGCTATGATAACCCCAGAGAATGTATCATTAATGCCTATGATGATAGAAGAATTACACCAAAGATTCCCTCATATAAAATCGGCATTATTTGACCCGATTACATCTAGTGAGACCTTTTGTGAGGTTGAAGCAACAAAACAGTTCTATGATACATATTATACTAAATTTATTGAAGCAAGAGAGTTGGCTTCATCTTATGGTATTGATTTAGGTAATGCCCCATTACGAAACCTAAATATGGTAGTAGAGCGCTTCTGTACAGGGGAATTTTGTTTAACTCCAGAAGGAACAATAACAGTTTGCCATCAAATATCGTCTCCAAACGAAGCTAATTACAATGATTATATTTATGCACAAATTGATAATGATAATAACCTACTAGTAGATGAGAATAAATTCAAGAAACTAATTTCCGATAATACTATATATACCAACCCGAAGTGCTCTAATTGTTTTGTTAAGTGGAACTGTGGTGGCGGATGTATGATGCAAAATAATCAGTATACCCCCGAGATATTAGATATTATATGTGATTTTACTCGCCGCTTTAGCAAAACACTTCTAATTGAGCGATTGAAAGAACAATATGCTATTAGTGGAGAAACATTAGAAGATTACATTACGGCCAATTATTAGTATGACACATCTATTCCTATTATTTATACCAATTATTCTTTGTATCGCACTTTTTTATTGGTACAAATATCGTTGTATAGACCAAATTGATAAGATTATAATGAATCCGGCAAAGCAATTGTTGGTTCTGTCGTTGTGTGTTATTATCATCTTTGGGCTATTGATAATTATTGGTGTATTTACAGCGGGCGATACTAATAATTTAGACATTATAGTATTTATCTATGGATTGTTTTCCCAAACAGCAAGCGCATATAACCCTTCTCACGACATAAATTTTCAGATATTCTCTGTTTTTGTATCTATTATAGGTGCGGTATTTTTCTCTGGAATTTTAGTATCTACCATTACAAATAGTATATTATGTAGGGTGGATGACTACAAAAAAGGAAAAATTCATTATAAACATCTAAAAGGACATCATATTATAATTGGAGCGAATGAAATTCTACCAGCTATTGTAAATTCATATAAAAGGGAAAAGGGGAAGATTATTATTGTTTCCGAAAAGTCACCCAACGAGATAAAAAAGATACTATATAATGTGGATGGCAATATTATTAATGATAAAATAATCATTTATAATGACCATCCGCTAAATCCAGATGTACTGAGATGGTTGAGTCTGGAAAAATGTGGCAGTCTAACTATCTTGGGAGAGAAAAATATATATAGCAATGATGTGGATAATATAAAGTTCTTGGACTCGTTGATGAAATACACAAATCAGCCAACATTTAAGACCTCATCCTCAATTAGATGTTATATTTCCTACTATGATTCACACAACATATTAAACTATTGTCGTAACGAGAAATCTGTTAAAGTACACATTATCCCTTTCAACTTCTATGCAACTTGTATAAATACTGTTTGGGGTATTGGCCAATTGTTTAATAAGATTGCCCAAATTAATTCTTCAGATGTAGATAAACAGTACAATTATATCTCATTATTTGAAGGCAAATATAAGCGTGTTGTTATTTTAGGATATTCAGTGTGTACAGAAGAGGTTATAAAATTTATTCTGTCTAATGCTCATCATGTTAATGAAAAGACGGAGATAATATTAGTAACTCCTAATACTTCTGATGTTGATAGATTTAAATATAAATCACATATAGACAATATTAAAGATATAGTCTTTACTCACAAAATATTTTCTGAATATTCAAATGAATGCTTGCAACTCATTGACTCCTATGCTAAGTTAGGAGGCTTATATATAGTTTGTTGTGATAACGATACAAATAAGAATATATCTTTAGCAACGAATCTTCCCAAAAGTGTCTTTAGGAATAATGTGCCTATTCTTATCAAGGCTGACTATTATATGCCATGCAATTTTCCGTTAGATGAAAAGGGCAACCCTTTAAGTCACATTATGTTCTTTGGTCATCTCGACCAGATGATATATCAAACCGTAGATACTGAACTGTCAACCGCGCAATGTATCAGGTACATACATACTCACAAGTTTATGATTGATACATCAAAAAGCAATTATATTAGTAAAGAGTTTGCAAATATGGCATCTGACTATTGGTTTGGCAAGGATAATATATCAAAGCAGATAGATTTACCAAAAATCAATATATTGTCACGTATTGCTTTTATAAATACTATGTTTGATTTGATGAATATTGAAATATGCAGAAAAGAGGATGGCTTGGAGTTTGAAAAAATATTACCGATAGAGGCATTTTTGCAAGCTTTTCACTATCAGCAATGCGCTTTCTATACTCTTCATGGTTACACAGCCAACGATAATACCAATTATAGAACTAAAGAAGTGCATCAGATAACATCGTATACTAATGTGAAAAATAACAGAGCGGTAATAGAGGCTTACACTCGGTTTTATAATGATATTAAAATTTGGTTACATATCAATAATTTAGGCTGCCGAAAGAAATTAAATCAACAACCATAGCCGTAATGGGTTTGTAAACAATAACACGCAAAATGATACCTACTGATATTAACAATCTTATTCCAACGCTCAACAAGTTGGATATATTCGCCTGCCAACTGTCTGACGGTAGAATAATGCTCTATGCTCCAATGGCGAATGTTGTAGCTGAAATGGAATCTGATGAGCTGCTTACATTAGAAGAACAAGCAAAGAACGGTTTCTACTCGGAAGAACTTGAAACTTTGTTACAAAAAGAGGTAAAGATATATCAATCACAGACTCCTGATAAAATTACAGAGTTATCAATACTCATTAATCAACGCTGCAATTTTTCGTGTGCCTATTGTTATTCTGCAAATGGTCGCGATAATAAAGAGATGTGTCTTGAGCAGCTCATTACAATTATAGATTGGTTTATCGATAAAACAAGAGGAAGTGAGCTTGATATAACTTTTTCTGGTGGAGGTGATCCTATTCTATCTTTTAATTTGGTGCGTCGGGGTATAGAATACGCTTTGGAAAAAGCACATGATCTATCAATAAATTTGAATATAGGGATTGTTACAAATGGTTCAACAATCACAAGTGAGCAGATGGATTTTATTAGCCAGCACAATATAGGATTGGTGGTCTCTTGTGACATAATAGAGGAGATTCATAATGCCCAACGCTCTCACTACAATGTTGTAGCATCAACAATAGATGAATTGTGTCGCCGAAATATAGAGTTCGGTATTCGTTCCACTATAACGCCTCTAAATGTTACTCGTCAGCAAGAGATGGTTGAGGTATTACATAAACGATTTCCTGCTGTACGCCATGCTGCATTTGAGGTAGTATTAAATGACTCATTATTTGCCACCTCAAAAGATTTGGATAGGTTCTATACCGATTTTGAAGAGCATCTATTTAAGGCTCAAATTTTAGGTAATAACTATGGTATTACCATTGGCAACACTATCATTAATAATGTGGATGTATGTAAGGCGCGAGCCTGTTTAGGAAAATTAGTTGCGACTCCATACGGTTACTTAACAGCTTGCTCGCGAATATCCTCACCTCAGGAGCCTCATTTTAATAAATTTGTATATGGGCGTATAGATAAGAGTGGTGTTTATGTAGATGATAGCGTTATTAATGGTATTCTGGATAAGAATGCAGAAACATATAACGAATGCCACTCGTGCATTGCCAAATATCATTGTAGCGGAGGATGCTTATTAGCGCGATACAGTCTCCCGACGGAGTACTTCAAGTGTTATTGCAACTTTATGAGGAATATGGTAATCCATAAATTAAAACAACAAATGATTGATTAGATATGAATTGGCTTGCAGATAATAATATAACTAAGTATAAGTTTGGAGAGTATAATGTATTCTACTCTCCTATAGGGCGTTGTTATGTGGTTGCTACCGAGGAGCAATTTTCCGAATTTATAAATAAAAAATCATATAAGGAGATTTTCGCTCATCTTGTTGATTATGTTCCTATAGACCAACAACGCAAGGTGCGAGCACCTAAAGATTACACCTTACTTACTATTTTACCCAATAATATGTGTAACTTTTCATGTTCGTATTGCTACTCTGCTTTAGGACGAAATAATGACCAGCTATCGCTTCACCACCTAACGAAAGCCATTGACTACTTTTTCGAGAGTAAAGGCAACGGGTTTGATCGACCTTTGACCATATCATTCATGGGTGGTGGTGAACCAATGTTATCGTGGGATATAGTGAAATATGGCATTTTGTACGCTCGACAATTATCTCAATCTAATGGGGTTAAACTCAATATTAGAATTATCACAAACGGTTCTATTTTTAATGATGAACATCTTCAATTAATAAAAGAACATGATGTTGAAGTAAGCGTAAGTTTCGAGATAATTCCTGAAATTCAAGCCCTACAACGCAAACATAACGAAATTGTTACAACAAATATCAAGCGTTTAGTAGATTTCGGTATTCCAGTTCAACTCAATGCTACCATCACGCCAATAAATGTATGTAGAATGACGGAGATGATAGAGATTGTTCATCACAAATATTCTGCGGTAAAAAATATTATGTTTGAGCCTGTTGTGGCTGAGAAAATGTTCGCTACACCTACTGATATGCGACAATTCTATCAGCAATATATAGAAGGTTTTATACAAGGGCGTATTCTTGCCGATAAGTACAACATTGACTTAACATCATTTGCATACCTTCGTACAATATTTCCATTGGAACGAGCTTGTCCCGGTGAGTTATGCGTCACTGCAAAAGGTGATATCACGGGGTGTTATTGTATTGACTCCGAGAGAATGCCACTATTCGAGATGGCAAAATATGGAAGTATTAATGATGATATTATTTTTGACGAATGCAAATATGCAAATTTGATAAATAACAATGTGTATAGTAAACCTGAATGTGCAGAGTGTGAGGTGCGATGGAATTGTGGAGGAGGCTGTTTCCATCAATACAACACATATAGTAAACCTTATAGAGATGAAGTGTGTATGTTTACCAAAGATTTTGTTAAACATATTGTGGAATATAAGGTTAACAAGATGTTGCAGAATAACAATTGTATAGATATAAAACAACCAATATATTTTAAGGAGACATTATGAAGAAATGGGAATTTAGTGAGGATAATGAATCATTCCTAAAAGTGCTATGTGAGTCGTATGCTCCATCATCATTAGAAGTAAATGTACAAAAGGAAATATCTCAATATCTGACAGCGCAAGGTTTGGAATGTCACGGAGATGCAATAGGCAATCTATATGCCTCGACAAAGCCATCAAGTGATTTCCATATCGGCATCATAGCCCATTGTGATGAAGTTGGAGTTCAGATAACCGCTATTGACGATAATGGATTATTGCGTTTTCGTAAACTAGGAGGTTTGCGAGCAACATCATTGATGGGGCATCGAGTTGTCGTTCTTACTGATAATGGAGAGGTTGAGGGTATAGTAGGTAGCGATCCATTGCAAGATAATGGTACAGAAACGGGCATTTTGGTCAAAACATCTGACCTATGGATTGATATTGGAGTGGAGTCCAAGTCTGAATGCGAACAATTGGTTGCATTGGGTGATTTTGCACTATTGAAGGCTGACCTTTTAACTCTTGGAAAACATCGCCTTGTAAGCAAATCTTTGGATAATCGTTTAGGGGGATTTGTTATGTCAGAAGTGGCATCTTACTTTGCTCACAACAATCTTGATATGGATGTTGTTGCCATCTCAACAGTGCAGGAGGAGATTAATATGGGTGGCATCGCAGCTTGTCATATGCCGTTGAATGTCGCTATTGTTGTAGATGTTGATTTTGCTACCGACATACCAACTGCTCATACTGATATGGGTAAATTATCCATTGGCAAAGGTATTGGTATTAATTATAATGCTGATTCCAATAGTGTTTTGCAGCAAATTCTCTGCGAAGTTGCCCAGAAGAATAATATCCCAATTCAAGCAACCCTAAGTCGTAATATATCTGGTGGCACAGATGCAACAATCGCTCGAACGATAGGTAATACTGCAACCATAAATATAAATATACCATTGCGCTATATGCATTCACATTACGAAATGTGCGACATTAAAGATGTTGATTGGGCAATTAACGCAATAATAGATTTGATTGAACATATAAATAATAACAATATACGAAACTTTGTTCCATGGCAACAATAAACAATAACAAGCCCAATGTACTATTGGTAGTTCCTCGCTATTTCTCAACTAAAGTGTGCGGATATATTATGCCGTTAGGTATTTTATATGTCTCTGCAGCGCTAAAAGCGTCGGGGATAGCTAATGTTTATACAGTAAACCTCAACCATCAAGAAGAGACAGATGAAGCAGTATTGTCGCGAATAATTGAAGAGAAAAAAATTCAGATTGTGGGAAGTTCAGGCATTTCTGGACAGTTTATAGAGGTATTCCCATTAATGAAATTGATAAAACAGATTAATCATAATATTATAACAGTCGTTGGTGGTGGAATGATTACCGCAGATGCAATTCCCGCAATGGAGGCATTTGACGGCAATGTTGATTACGGAGTAATTGGAGAAGGAGAACAGACAATGATAGAATTAGTTGGCTCTTTGCATAATAGGACCCCGATCAATGAAGTTAATGGTCTCATATACAAAGAACAACAAGAATGGAGGATAACATCACGCCGTGAAGATAAAGCGGACTTAGATTTGTTGCCTTTACCTGATTATGAAGGTTTTGACTACGATAAATATCTTTCTACAAACGGTGAAACAGAAAATGGTGTTAAATATTCACCTGTTGCAATCATCGGCGGTCGTTCGTGCAAATATAATTGTACATTTTGTTTTCATCCATCGGGTAGTCGCTATCGTCAACGCTCATTAGATTCTATTTTTTTTGAGATTGATTATCTAATATCTCATTACAATGTTAATTATATAGCGCTAAGAGAAGAACTTTTTGCTGCAGATGAACAACGAGTCCTTGATTTTTGTAATAGGATGAAAAACTACGCATCGCTGGTGTGGTCCATTCAGTTGCGAGTCGATTCTGTTACGGAAAGGATGGTTCAGGCATTAAAAGAGAGTAATTGTCGGTATGTCTTTTTGGGTATTGAAAGTGCAGATAATCGTATCCTAAAGAGTATGCGCAAGAATATTACTATAGAGCAAGTAGAACGGGCTTTAGATCTGACCATAAATGCAGGTCTTGATACTCGTTCAACGATTATTCTAGGAGACGAAGTTGAGAGTGTAGAATCTGCATATAGAACCATAAATTGGTGGCTTGAACATAGGAAACGTTCATCTATTGTCATCGATATGATAATAGCATTCCCTGGTTCAACTCTATATAAGAATGCCCGAAAGAATGGGCGTATACCAGATCCTATAAAGTTCTTGCACGATGGATGTCCTATAATAAACTTATCAACAGAAATGTCTGATGAGGAATATTTGAAATTGGTCAAGGATATCAGCAGTTACAATCATATTAATTATAATGTATGCAACTATAAATTTTGATATTTGGTGAAAATACTCCTAATAACCACGCCTCCCAATGCTGTTTTATCCTCATTGGAAATGCTAGAAGATATTGAACTACACTTTGTTGATTGCACTGATGCTAGGAAAAATATTCATAATAGAGTATCTCATGCTGTAGAATCTGTTTCTCCAGATATAATTATAACCTATCGTTGCCCATATATTTTGCCATACGAGATATTCTCGCTGCCTCGATTAGGCTCATATAATATCCATCCATCACTGCTACCGAATCATTCTGGACTAAATCCATGGGAGGGAATAATGAATGATGCGACCAAAATGAACGGAGTGACTCTGCACCGCATAAGCCAGAATGTTGATCAAGGAGAAATAATAGCTCAAAGCTCGTATTCTATAGTGGATATGTGTTATGAATGTGTTCGACAAATGGCAGATGATATAGCGGGTACAATGATATCTGATTTTATTAAAAAGTTCAGTTATTGGTAGTGATATCTTAATCAATGTTATTTGAACATTTACTTCATGTGGCTGCCACATCCCACGGACTGCTGTGTGATTCATAGTCGTTATGAAGCGTAGCCAGTTGCAATCTGTGACTGGCTTTATTTTAGGGATAGTCACGAAATAGATTTAAAAATACAACCAATTGATTGTCAATATAATAAATATTTCGTATACTCACAAGCAGACCAGGAAGATGATAATGAGACTGTTAGCACTGCTGGGGAAGATGCTCGGTGAGATCCGCAGGCAGATGCGTGTCCATCTGGACGAAGACCTGTTGAATGACAGGCAGTTGGATATGCTTGAAATCATCACAAGGGTATATCGTCAGCAGAAGAACCACTTCAAGAGCGGTGACTCTCGCGAGAGCAGACCGAATAGAATCGTAAGTGTCAGCAAGCCTTACATCAGACCGATAGTCAGAGGCAAGGAGACCAAGACTGTAGAGTTTGGAGCGAAGTGCAACAATATATTGATTAACGGAATCTCATTCATTGAAAAACAGTCATTCAATGCTTTCAATGAAGGTACAAGATTGAAGCATTGCGTGTCTCTGTCAGAGAAACTGACCGGAGTGCCTGTGAAGAAGATAGGTGGTGAGCAGGGTTACTCCGGAAACGATAACAGGACATTCTGCAAGGAAAACAAAATCGAGACCACCTTCACTCAGAAAGGCAGGACAGGCAAGAATGAGGTGAAGAATGCTACCAAGCGGGAACTTGCCAGAGTGAGAGCCACAGCGATGGAAGGCTCGTTCGGTACCCAGAAAGAACATTACGGACTTCGAAAGATAGCGGCGAGGATAAAATCGACAGAGAGCATGCTGATCTTCTTCGGTATCCATACAGCAAATGTGGTCAACCTTGCAAGACGAGAGTCAGTCCAAGCAGCTCTTGCCGCCTGATGTTCTACGAGTGGAACCCAACTTTACGGGAGTAGTGGCTCCAGACGTGACTGAAAATGAAAAAATCGGCCCCAAAAAACAGAGCCGATGATATAAAAAACGATGAGTCTGATCGGAAAAATAAGGGAAAGTCTGTCGGTTAACTCAAATTGAAGGAATTAAATGACTATCCCTATTTTAACCTCCACACTTCGATTGGCATAATTTTAAGTATCTTTACACCCACTATGAGTGAATTTGTACCACATAAGATAGATGCGGAGGAGTCGTTTGAGAGTGCACTCCTTGGTGATGTAAAAGCAGGATTTCCTTCACCGGCAGAGGATATACGCGAGAAGTTAGACCTTATTAAGTTGCTCGTTCGGCATAAGGCTTCGACATTCTTCTTCCGTGTGAGCGGTGTGTCTATGGTTGATACGGGTATGGATGAGGGTGATATTATCATCGTGGATAGAGCCATTGACCCATATAACAACTGTAAGGCAGTCTGCTTTATCGATGGAGAGTACACCGTTAAGCGTGTTGAGATTCACGATAAGGGTGTTCGCCTGATGCCAGCCAACGAGAAGAATACCGCCTATAAACCTATTGAGGTAACCGCTGAGAACGATTTTCTAATCTGGGGCGTTGTTACATACACAATCAAAAAGATGTAGCGATGTTCGCCCTTGCCGACTGCAATAACTTCTTTGCCTCCTGTGAGCGAGTGTTTCGTCCCGACTTACAAGGCAAGCCTGTCATTGTTCTATCCAACAATGATGGCTGCGCTATTGCGAGAAGTAACGAGGCAAAGGCACTCGGCATTAAGATGGGTGATCCGCTCTTCAAGATTAAGGATATTGTCAAGAGGCACAATGTCGCTGTCTTCTCAGGGAATATGGCTCTTTACGGCGATATGTCGCAGAGGGTTCGCTGGGTATTGGAGGAGTTTGCCCCAAGTATCGAGGTCTATTCTATTGACGAGGCATTCTTGGACCTCAGAGGCATTGCGAATATAGACTTTGACGAGTACGCCAAGAGAATCTCCGCGCAGTGCTGGAAGATGACATCTATCCCGGTGTCGGTGGGTATTGCTCCGACCAAGACGCTTGCAAAGATAGCCTCTAAACTATGCAAACAGTATCCGAAATTGCGTGGAGGTTGCTATATGCATCGCCCGCAGGACATAGAGAAGGTGCTGCGTAAATATCCGATAGAGGATGTTTGGGGCATTGGCCGCCGCTCCGTTCCCAAGTTGAAGGCAAAGGGAGTAAATACGGTTTATGAGTTCACCCAGTTGCCCGAAGGTGTTGTTCAGAATATGTTTGGCATAACGGGTGTGAGAACCTGGAAAGAGTTACAAGGCATACCTTGTATAGAGTTTGAAGATGGCTTCGAGGCAAAGCAATCGATATGCGTTTCTCGCAGTTTCTCATCCGAGTTATATGAGGTCAAGGAACTACAGGAGCAGATAGCACACTTTGCTTCTACTATGGCCGAGAAGTTGCGTAAACAGCACTCCGTAACATCGGAAATAGTAGTCTTTGCCTACACCAATCGTTTCAAGGAGGACTCACCGCAGACATACGCCAATGCTTTGGTATCGTTTGTAACACCAACTGCCGACCAGCGAACGATAATCACGGAGGCAGTGCACGCTATGCAGAAGTCATTCGGGAGTGGTTATGGCTATAAGAAGGCAGGCGTTATCGCTACCAAGATTATTGATGAGAAGAATGTAATGCACTCCCTGTTTGAAGATACAGAGGCTATCGAGCGAGAACACAAGATAACCTCTGCATTAGATGCCATAAACTCTACCTTTGGAAAAGGGACAATCAAGTTGGCAGTTCAGGGAAGCGGAAAGATAAAGACATCAAGCGAGAGCCAATCTCCACACTACACTACGCTGTGGAGTGATATCCCTAATGTAACGGTGAAATAATTACACCATCCACGGGTTGCGGTATGGGTCGTAGTCATTCTGGAATGTAGCCAGTTGCCAATCGGTGACTGGCTTCTTTGTTTCATCGACCTTGCGGGGGATTTGCGGGTTAAGTCGCAGTTTGGCTGCATCGTTAAGCCACTTCATCGAATCCTCATAATCTCGCATACGCACTGCACTCACATTGTTTGGAGCGATGAGTTTCGTGAGCTCGTAGACTGCAAGGCGCACCATATGCTTTTTGAGGTTGTAGTTGCGAGGATCGTGTAGCGAGAGGTTGTTGCCAAGTTCCGGCACATCGGCATTGACATCTGTCTCCGGATAGAATATACGACCCTCATAGACCACATATTCGTGGTCCGACAACTCATAGTCATTGTACGCTGAGTCATAGTCAGCAATAGCACCCCAACAATCCGATGTAAGCGGGTCGATGTTGTTGTCAAAGCCATCGAGCGTCATCAATGTATAGAATGCCCCTTCGAACTCTACAACAGTCCACAAAGGATAGTCGATAGGTTGCCATAGCGTTGTCTCTGCCTCAATCCAACCACCAACCATAGGAATACGAATATCATCGAACTTATAGCCATTCTCCGATAGGCAGAGATAGACTACGCCATTGTAATTCACTTTGTCTCCCGGATAGTAGGTGTTGAACTGCGAGTAGGCAGGAACTTGCAAAGCATCGATATTAATATCGGTAGACTCCTCCCAGTATGTAACAATCGCAGGCTTGCGGTAACCACTAATGGAGCGGATAACCTCGTGTATCTGCCCATCGAAGTAGATATGCACGCCTACGGGGTAAGTAATACGCCTATCATAGTCAGCGATATACTTTCCCTTCGCTAATTCCTTCTCCACCTCGTAGTTTTCAGAGAGATACTCCACAATGCTCATCTCTGCCGACTGCTCAGCCTGAATAAAGCGTTCATCGTTGCCACGAGTGAGTTGCTGCAAAGCCTCTTGAGTGATGATACCCAAGTAGTCGCTATTATTTAGAAATCGTCTATACATATCTGTTCCGTTTAGTAGTTAAATCCTTCACTTATTACTGATGTCGATACTACATAGCCGTTACCATCGCCACCGCTCTTGTACTTGTACCAACTATCGCGCAGGTAGTAGCAGAGCAAGTAATCGAGGCAATCGGACAAGTGGCCGTATCGCTCATATTTTACCCCTGTTTTAGGGTCTGTGGTCTTCTGCTTGCTCTTTGTGCCATCTTCATTGCGAAGCTGGTAGATAAGGTCTTGCGTGAGTTTGCGGCACTTTATGTCTATCTGAATATCCCAACCATTGTAGCCATCGAAAACCTCATTGACAAACTCGCATCGAGTAACCTGTGGCGGCTGCTTGCGGAGTAGTTTTACCTTTGGTCGCAGGATACCTTTGCCAAAGGTGTCCACGATGATTGTGTAGTTGTTGATGCCATCCTCATTGGTAGTTGAGCGTTGCAATCCTGACGGGTCGCCCGTAACATCTACACCGCCGATATGTTTATCTCGGTAGAGTTTCAATCGTACTTTACGAGCGAGTGCTGGAGTGTTGTTCTCCTTATCTTCGGGTTTACCAAGTATCTCTTCGAGGATATAGACCTTCTTGTTGTCGTAGTCTATCTGTGCCGAGAGGACAGACATCTGCGGAGCCACATTGAAGTCCCATACCGTGATTAGCGGTTTAGTCGGATCGTAGACCTTCTCTTTTAGGTTGGTGATAAGGTGTTTTGCTCCATCGAAACGGTTGTAGATAGCCATATCGTTTGCCTCCACAAAGTCCCAGTTACCATAGAGCAGACGCTCCTTTGTTGCCTGGTCTCGAATCTTATTCAGAGCAGCCTCATAGACCTGACGGAATGCAATGTTAGGGTTATCAAATACCGAGAATGGTACATACGCCTCGCCCTCACGACATACCACCTTATCGCCATTCTCATCCTGCACAAAACGACTACGCACCCAGTTAATAGTCGGGTTGGTTGTAAGCAACATTCGTGGAGTCTTGAAGGTCTCGTGGGTACGCCAACGAAGACGCGAGAATAGTACCTCGACAGCCTTCTCCGATATCTCAGACACCTCATCGACCATTGCGATTGTGTACTCCGAAGAGCCGAATCGCTCGAAGTTCGGGTCAGAAGGAATATCAGCCATCTCTTTCATAATGATAACCGAGTCGTTCCAGAATGTGAGAGTACCTTCAAGGTTGTTTATCTTGTAGTTCACATCCTCCTTCAAACCCCAATCCTTCAAGATGGTTTTGATAGTGTTCCAAGTGGACTCTTTGAGCGATTTGAGTGTCTTACGAGCAACTACTGCACGGATGTTCTCGAAGCGCATACACGACGAAACGAGCCATACGCTGCCGACATACGACTTACCACCACCGGCAGCGCCACCACCCAAGATTAGCTGGGGAAGATTCTGCGACTTACAATGCTTACACTGCGGTTTGTATTGAGGGTTCTTCTGCTGGTCGTAGCCAACAAGAACCTGCTCGATCTCAGCCCCACAATGTGGACAGTAGTTTGGTTGCAGAAGTTTCCACAACTCATACTGCCGAGGGGAGGGGCTGAAGTCGATATGGATATTGCGCGGTGCTTTGAGTTTATTGACCGCCATTGCTTAGTAGATTTCGATGGTGATATCCTTCTCCCTTTCGAGCAAGGCGTAGAGTTTCTTGAAGGTCGCACGAGAGTTGATGACCTTGCCCTTGACAGAGTTCTCACCAACGATGATGCAACCGCCCGAATCATCCTCGGTGTTACCCCAGTGAATCAGAATACCCAAGAAGTGAGGGACACCGTGCAGATACGGCATCTTGCGCTTGAACTTCGGACTATACTCCAAAGTAACCTTGTATGTACCGGTTGGAATTGCGGTGCGAGCATAGACCTTCTCCTTGCACTTACACGGAATCCAGCGCGAGGTATTAGGACAACTATCGGGAAGTTCACGAATGACATCCTCGATAGTGTTACAGAAAAATGTGCCGTCAATACTGAGGTCGCCGATAGTATATTTCGACCCCTTGAATTTGCGTCTTAACGATAGCTTCATACTCTAATCTTTTTATTGAAAGAGTAGAGAAAAGACGCGATTGAAGTTTATATAATAAAAAAAGAGCATCGATTGATGCCCTTAATCTTGTACTTTGTATAGTGCTTTGAGTCCTCCGTTCTCCGACTCAAATAGGAATCGTCCGTTCTTCAAGATGCACTCGTGAGTCTTCTCATCATTTGTGTCTGCCTCAAGCATCTTGTCCGCTTGGTCGGCCGAGATAATCTGCATCTCTACACCCTG